CAACAAATGCTTCACCTGCTGCACCACCTGCAACACCTGCTACAAATTTTTTCTTACCAATTGTTTTATTAAAATCAGCTGCTTTTTTTGCAGCTTTTTGTGCGTTAAGACCAGATGCGTTCATGTAGTTGCCAGCTTTCTTTGCTTTAACAGCACCACTCGCTAGTTTAAAACCAACTGTGCCTGGCACACCGACTTGTATCAACGTTTCTGCTATCTTACCAATAGCTCTGTCATCTGCAACTTCTTCAAAGATGTTGATTGCATCAAATGCTTTTTCTACTTCTGCAGCTGTATCTGTATCAAAACCTAAATCAATTAGTTCTGCACCAAGAGATATAACACCCTCTGGCACTTTAATTATACCTGATGCTATACCAGCCATCATAGCTGTGATTGCACTTGTCTCTGAACTTTGTTCTTGTGGGGTAAGGTCAAAGTAGCCGAATGGATCTATTTCTTTAGCCATTTAACCTCCTATCTGTAGTTTTGTAATATAGCTGTTAACTCTGGTCGTTCTTGTGTTGTGCCATCTGGATTAATTTCAACTATTATATTTTTATCAATATCAACATAAATACCAGGCACTTGATTTTTTGTTTTATATTCTCCAGTTTTTTTATCTACTTTAATTCTTTTACCTGTGTAATTTTCACCTTGTGGAACTGATTCTTTTACAATTGTATTTGCAATTGCGTGTCTTTCTGCATAAACTTCATTATCACCATAAGTGCCTAAAGAGATAAAGTTTTGTTTAGATCTTTCAATGTCTCCTGGTATAGATCTACGTCCTGGATCTGTCGCACTCATAGAATAATAAGTGTAAGCCTCATTAAAACTAGCAAAAGGTTTTCCTGTTTTTGGATTAGTAACTTTTTTACCAAAAGCTTCCTTTGCTTTTAAAGCAATTTGAGACATTTTATCTGGTAATGATTCTTTCATAGCTTGACCAATACCTAGTTTTACAGCTCCACTTCTAATAGCTGCCTCTCTTGCATCATCTTTTTTTACAAATTGACTATAACCAGCTCCTAAAGCTTCTAGTGGGTCCACACCAGTTGCTAGTGCAAAACCAACCTGACCTATTGGTAATCTTGTTTTAGGTGTAAACTCTCTTAGTAATGCTTCTAATTCAGGTGTAATTTCTCTTGCTCTACCTGCTACGTCACCAATTTGTTTTTCTTCTCTGTCAACAATACCAGACATAATACCATCATTAGCTGGTCCACCTCTTCTAAACATTGGTCTTCTTAAAGTTCTAGACACTAAAATATTCTCCCGTATATGTCCGCTCCTGCAAGACCTAGACCTAAAGCTTTCATTAGAGGACTTGCTCCTGCTGCAGCTGGTGCTTCACCTATTCTTATTTGACCTGCACCCGGTGTAATACCTGCAATACCTTGACCAAATCTAGATAGTGCTTGTCTTGGTTCGTCGATTGCCATCTGTGCTGCTTGTCTCTGTGCATCTAATACTGCTTGAGTTTGTGCTTGTTGCGCTGCACCTAGTGTGCCTAGACCAGATATTTGTGCTCTACTAAAGTCTTGTGCTCTTGCACCTAAACCTGATTGTAATTGTGATATATTCATTTGATTAGCTAAATCTTGTTGTCTTCTTGCTGCTGCGTTTTGGAAACCTTGTTGTTGTAAGTTAGCAAATGTTTGTGCTCGATTCCTGTCACTTGCTGCCTGATACTCGGCTCTTTGCACACCCTCTCTACCACCACCAAATGCACCCGGTACACCTAATGTTGCAGCTGCTTGTTGATTAGCTCTTATCTGTGCTTGTCTATCAAACTCTGCCATTGTTGTATCAATAACTTGTTGTTGGTATGGTGATGTGTATGATGCAATAGATCCAACACCTGTGCCTGCACCTGTTCCTGTTAGTGCAGTTGCCGCCCCTGCTGCAGTTGTTGCATCAGTTAAAAATGGTTGAAAAGATCCAAGACCTTTTGTTGGATCTACAGCTTGTTGGTATGCTGCTGCTTGAAACGGGTCCTGTGCTGCAACTTGTGGTGCAAGTTCAGCCATACCTGCTCTTGTAATACCAAACTGTTGTGCTTGTGCTTGTCTTTGTGCAAACTGTGCAGCCGTTTCACCAGGTTGTTGTGTTGTTGCAGTTGTAACAGATGGCATACCTGATTGTGTTGCAAGATCTGTTAAAAATGTTCTTTGTGCTGCTTCAATAAATTCTGGTGGCAAGACTCTTGATTCTGTTATACCGCCTGTTTGTTTTAATACTCTACCACCTGTAGCTATTGATTTTCTTTCAAGTTCATCTTTGGCTGCTTCAATTGCTTCTTGTTGATTAAATCCTCTCTCCATAAACTCTTCTACAAGTCTCATGAATTCTCTTTCATTCTCGTCCATAGATGCCATCTTCATAGGTGTGCCATCTGCAAGACCTACTCTGCCGCCTGTTGCCATAGATTTTTTTTCAAGTTCTTCTCTAGCAGCGTCAATTGCTTCTTGTTGACTAAAACCTTGTTCCATAAACTCTTCGATAAGTCTCATAAACTCTCTTTCATTTTCGTCCATAGAAACCATCTGTTTTTGTTCCATAACTTTTTTTCTACGCATGTCTTCTTTAAACTCTTCCATTAATCTTTCCATGCTTCTTTTTCTATCTAGCATCTCTCGTTCTTTTAGATAATCTTCAAAACTAATATCAGCCATTATGTAACCCTTCTCTCTAAATTTTTCATAGTATCATACATCTTTTGTGCTCCCTTTTCAATGCTGCCGTTGCCTGCTCCTCTTACAGCATCTGCTGTAAATACGAATTCATTCTTAGATAACATAGCTGGCACATCATCTGCTTTCTCTTTGATACCTACAGGCACAAATCCACCCTTGTCTCTGTAGTCTCGTTCCATGACACCTGCTTTATTGGTTCTCATGATACCTACTGGCATACCGCCTTTTGCAAAGCCAGGAACAAAATTAGGATTTCTTCTTGGTGGTGTCTCACCTGGATATTCCATAGCTAATCTATATTGATCATTATCGCTCAATGTCTCCCAACTTTCACCCATCAAAGCTTCTTCATATGTTGGTTTCATAGCCGCTTGAGCTGCTTCTATTTTCTTTCTAGTGGCTTCTATTTCAGCTAAACTTTGAGGACCACTTTCAGGTAAAGGACCAAGCATAGTCATAGACATTGGTAAACCAAGTGGATCTAATTCTCCTGGTTGAGGACCTGTTTGAATTCTATTTACATTTCTATTAGCAGCGATGGCTGCTTGAATATCATTTGTAGTTGGTGCACCTGTCGTGATCGCTGCAACTCCTCTTGCCCCTCCAGTCATTTGATTTAAATTTTCTGCTGCTATTTTATTTGCTTCTTGTTGTATTTGAAATTGTTGTGGGTTTCTATTAGGTAACTGTTGTTCTAATCTAGTTCTTGCTTGTTGTAGTCTTTCATTTATTGCAGCTTGATTAGCTAAATTACGTCTTATATTTTCTGCAAGTGTATTAGACATAGTAATACCACCAGTTTGATAACCTGCCCTGCCGCCAGCTGCCATACCTTGACCAACAATACCATCAATAAAATTATCTTTTTCTTCACCACTCATAGCTGCATACTCTGGATTACGTAGTGGTGTATAATAACTATCCATAACCTGTCTCATCTGTGATTTTACTCGTTCTCTTCTTCTTGCCATGTATTCTTCTACAGTCTCTCCAGGTTCTTGTGGTTCAAACTCTCCTGTAAAATAACTATACAAAGCAGAAACACCTGATGTAATACTACCTACTAATAATTTTTGTTTAACTTCGGATGATAAATCTTTTAGTATGGGTGCTTTTTCAAATACTTTATCAGCTACGTTTGCTACTTGACGAATGCCTTTTGTTCCTTCTGTTTTTGTTGTTTCTAGAATTTTATCTTTTGAAACTTTTTCTCCACCTTGAAACAAACCTTTTACTGCTTGTGTTCTGTCTGCACTTAATGGTGATGTAAAACCACCTCTTAATCCACCACCCGTAATATCTGATGCTCCACCTAATGCTCTTGCCCCTGCTCCAAATGCAGCTGTTGCAAAACCTTGTTTTAGTGCATCACTGATACTACCTCTTTGATCAAATCTACCTATACCTCTCATCAGTCCTGCAATACCAGGATTGAATGGTGCAACAAACGGTGCAGCTTTGACTGCGATGTCTGCTAATTCATTTGGTATAAGTTTTCTAAATCTATCTTTTATTTTACTACCAAGACCATACTTTTCTCTTGGGACTGCGTTTGTGATCCCACCCATGTTACGTAACTGTCTTGGCATTTGTGCTCTTGTAATCATATATGTTAAATGTTGTTTATATTAAAAAGGCAGGGATTTCACCTGAATTTACATTATTACTTGTTTTTCGCAAGTAAATCAAGACTATGTTGTAACTTCTCTAGGCTTAGTTTCTAAGGCTGAGAGCACTACATGTAGTCTATTTGCTGTAGCTGCAGTCACTTTTAATACTTCACTTTCTTGTAATACTAAAGGTGCTGATAGTAATTCTGTTGTGCCATTTGCTGATATGGACTTTGTTCTAAAAAGACTAAATACATTATCACTAGTGTCAGTAATAGTTACTGTAATAGTATCTCCACTGCCAGAGTCATCAGATACTAATATTGATTTAATTATAGATGTAGAAAAACTAGGCACTGTATATAGTGTTGTAGCTGACGTAGAAGTTAGATCTACTTTTTTATTTACAAATGAATTAGCCAAAGAAAAAAGCCTCCGTCTCTGCTTCGTCTTTTAAATCTTGTTGATATGTTGTGTTTAACTTTTGCACAATACTATCTACATCTCTAACAAACGATTGTTGTATTTGTTGATCGTAATCTTCTAAAGGTTGTGTTAATGCTTGAACTATTTTTGCCATTATCTTCTTCCATCCGGTTGATAATCTATTCTAAAAGTTCCAATTTTCCAAAATTGACTTGTACTTGTGTTATCTATTTTTAATGATATTGATCTTGCTCTTGCACGTGTATCTATTTTTTCTGTGCTAGTTGTTAAAGTAAAAGGACCTAACGTTGAACTAGCTTGTGTTTGATTTGGAAAATCTCTTAAATTTAATGTAACTCTTGCATCACCAGTTTGTGCTAAAAAATCAGGTATTACTCTTCTTATTTTCATCATAAACTCACCATCTCCAGCAAGCCCTTGTTGTCCAATATCAAAATCTCCAGACTCAATATTTGCTGTAATTGAAGTTGTTGCACCTTCTTTAACTTGATTTAATCCTGTTTCATGTTCATAATAAGTTGATGTTCCATCTTGATTACCAAAAATGTAATTAGTATCAGTTGTTGCAGTTGTACCATCTTCATCATATTCTGTTGCATGTGGTTTACCAAACACAGCAGAATCTTGCCAAGTAGTTCTAGCAAGAGTTCCTGTAGTCCACACTGGTCGCTCGGGACTTGAGTCTAGATAATTATATGATACCATTCTATTTACAGTTCCAGAACCTGAATTAGGATAAAACCATATTACTTCACCGAATAAATTATTTAATCCTGCATTAATATGTTGTTTAGGTATAGTGTTAATATCATCAAATACAAAGTCTTCAACTAAACACGGTAATGATTCTAGTTTACCTGTGTACCTAAAAAAACCATTATCAGACATCCAATACGCTGTACCATCAACTTCAACCGCTGCATTCTGTCCAATTAATCCACAGTTTGTACCAACCTGTTGGAATGAAAAAGTAAATGGTGGACCAACAAAACGCATAATAAATAATGCTGTATCCGTCCAAACATAAATTGCATCTCTACCTCTAATTGCTCCAACAATTTTAGATCCATCTGCAAGTCTTTGTGTACCAGCAGTATTAGT